GCCTCATTGGTTGAGTTCGCAGCCAACTCCGCATCGGTCACAGTCGTGCGGGTGCCGAGGCACTGTAAAGCTCTATTTACTATATCAGTATTTGTGGTCATCTGTTAGTACTTCCCTTGGGTCCCGCAACAACCGTGATTGGTGCCGTTCCGTCCGACCTCGGTCTTGTTCTTCGGGCCGACGGGTTCCGAGTATGGGATCGGCTTCGGGTCGCATTTGCCACCGTTGGTCGCCCGAGCGACCTGACCAGCACCAGAGTCCTTACCGTATGCGTCGAGGATATCGCTCATTACATTCTCCTATCGATGTTGGCGTCAGCGATCGTTGCGGTCTGGGAGTCACGGGGGAAGACCGAAGGGCGAAGTGGGGCTTCGGTTTCCTCTTCGGTCTCCTCTACAGCGGCCTGTTTCTTCGAGGCCTCCGCGGCCTGAGCTTCCTTCTGTCGAGCCACACCAGCTTCCTTGATCTTGGCGTTGAGTTCCAGAAGCTCGGTCATCGCCGCATTGGATAGCGAGCCCAGCTTGCCACTATGCCCAGCGCATTGGGCGACGATGTTGAGCAGATGCGAAACGTGTTCGTGATCGAAGTCGCTCATTTCCATTTTCCTTGTGATCCGTGTTCATGGGACGTGCAGGAGCCCATCGGTGCTTCGAATCCGCGGCCGGAGTAAAGCTGTGGGCCGGAGCCATTGACGTGAACCTGATGGGACCCGATCTCCGACACCGCTGCGGGTGATACCACGTTAGGTGAGGGATCGGTCTTGCGACCGCCGTTCGAGTTGTTGCCTGAACCTTGTTTCATGTCTTCTCCTTTACTGGCGCTGCCAGTTGCTTGGTGTGGTCGTAACGGTTGTTGGGGTCCTCAGCCATCTCACGACGGACCTTCGTGAATGCCCCATCATCAGCATGGAGTTCTTGGAGAGCTTGCCGAAATCGATCGTGGCACCGTTCCATCTCGCGATCGATCCACGGTGGCGGGGTGATACCTAGGGTGACGTACTCGCCCTTGATATGGACGATGTCATGGAAGTAATTGGCAAACCTCCGCATCTTCTCGGGGATTTCCTTCTCGGCTTCGCCCATGGCGAAGAGGGCCTTGGAGGTGAGTTCGCGGATAGCCTTGAGTTCTCGAGCGATGCGAAGGAGTAGATCTCGGTCGGTCACAGAGTCGTCGAGCTTCGGCTCGGATTCATCAGCCATTAGTTAACAACTCCTCCATTGCTAGACGTACAAGCCGAGGCCCCCGGCAAGGATGCGGACGTACCTCCGGTGTTTATAACGCCGTTCAAAGTCGCGGTGCATTTAAGGCCAGTAGAAGCGCCAGAGAATGTTGGAACAAAGTCGAAGAATATCGTCCCGCCAGTTTGCGCCAAGGCGAACTCATTTCCCCAATTGGGCCCACCAACGACTGTGATTGTGATACCGGCGGCTTCAACGGATATATAGCCGCCATTGTTGGCGTTCCAATGTACAGGCGTTGAGGCGGAACTAACCGTACCGACTTGGTAATTGCCGATGATGCGTAGGTTGCCGCCAGATACCGCAGTGAGCGATGTTCCACCACTGGTCCCTTGGGTTATGTTATTTTGCCAATTAACCACGGCGTTGTTGGTGACGACTAGTTGCTGCCCCGCGATGAAGTTGAATTCCACCCCCTGAAGCTGAGCTTGCACACCATCGAGAGTGAGGGACACCCCCGTGGCCGCTCCAATTGTGATATTCGCCGGAGTGGTGGTATTACCTTGAATGATGTCGCAGGCCGGTCCGCACGAGCCGACTTGTGATCCGGTTAGCGTGGTATTGACTGCGTAGTTGCCAGTGGCGATGGAATAGGTGACTACCAAGCCATTGTGGTCTAGTATAGTCTGGGCAAACGACCATGCTTTGAGTAAGGTAGCAAAAGCGGTGGTGATACCATTGCCGGTTGTGTCAGAGCCGGTTGTGGCAATGAGGAGGGTGGTGTTAGCGCCCAGTTTGGCTCGTCCGGGTGAATTGACAATCCAGTAGTTGGAACCATCAGAGTAGAATTGAAGCGTTTGTCCAGGACCGATGTAGGTGAAGCCGTTGAAGAGAAGTCCACCCCCTTTAATCAAACTGCCTGATCCTGTGGCTATGGCTAGAAGACCCGCGGTATCGGAGTTGGTGACTGATATGATGGTGTTAGCGGCAAGCACTCCCGGGCTGGTGCCGGGGAGGGTATCGACCATTGGCGATCCGGAGTTGCTCCGATGGACCAGAATGTTATTCTGCGCCACCGTATAAGTTGTGCTGGCTCCGGTAATGGATGAAGTACTGGTGATTGGAGCTAGGGTAACTACACCGGTCGAGGTATTGATGGTGGCACCCCCGGATGGGGTGAAACCACCAAGGGCTCCGGAGTTGTTGTATTGAACTTGGCCATTGGTACCACCGGCCGAACCGAGAAGGGAAGCGGGGTTGATTGCCCGAGGAGTGTTGCTTGCGCCGGTGGCATTGCCACAGACTGTAGCATTCGGGAACACACCGTTGCATTGGGCCATCGCGAGGGATGGGAGGAGGAAGAGCCCGAGGGCTAAGAGGAGCTTTTTCATGTTATTGTCCTAGGGTCCAACCGCCATTAACTAGTTCGGGTTCAAGAAGAATGGTGCCAAAGGGGGTTGCGAGTTGGACTTGAGCAAGGTCGGAGATTAGCTCGGAACCAAAAGGGTTCACGTTGATTGTGGTAGCACCACCAGCATCGCCAGATTGGTCCACAATGATCACCGGGTTATAAACCCATTGACCGGGGATTGCCTGTGGGCCTTGGGTTGAGGCCTTGGAGGAGGGTAGGTCGATGTTGACGACTCCGGCCGTGACCTTGAGCTTGATCAAGTTGGTCCACCGCTGGATGGGGTAGGTCCCAGCGGCGGAGATCGTGAGGATAGCGGTCACAGGAACGGTCAGCCAGCCGACAGAGGGACCTTGCCAGACACGGGTATACTGCCTAAAAGTACCACCCTGATCCAAATCCAATTGGCTGGCCATTGGTTAGGCCCTACGTTCGGCGACAGCAGGCTTCGCAGCAGCTTCCAACGCCAGCACTCGCTTGAGCAAGGCATCGTAGTCCTCTTTGGGCACGGTCTGGTTTGGAGCAGAGGCTGCCCCAGCGAAGGCGAGCATCATCTTCTCCATGAATGCCTTCTCAGCGTCGTTCATTCCGCCGTTGGCTGGTAGGGTGTCGATCGGGTGGGCCCATTTGTCTTTGAGGGAATCGGAGATGGCCTCGGCCTCATCGTTCATCGGCTCCATATCGAGGGTAGGATCACCGAGGAAGATGAAGTCGCCACGGACGAGACGAGCCCCTTCGATTTCATGAGTCACTACGCAATCGCCATCACGATTACAGTCCTGCGGATTACGAGGGTCGAGAAGGAGGCCGACCGAGAAGAGCTTTCGCACCGCTTTACCAGTGGTCCGGTCGGATTCGTTATGTTCCCATTCGGTGCCGGGGACATTGAGGTAGTGTGAAGTCATAAGCCTCCACCTTGGTGCGTCAACCATATCAGACTCCTGTGGTTAGATGTTTCCAGATTTCTCTACGTTTGATTCTTCCAATCAGAACGCGCTTGAACATCAGCACTGACCCGTCGTGCATGAGATAATCACGATGCCGGAGCCTCCAATTGCTCCGGTGCCCGAAGAACCATCAGTACCGCCGCCCCCGCTGCCGGTATTAGCCGCCCCCGCTGTGGGAGATGTCGGCCCGGTGCCATTTCCACCGGTGCCCCCACCGCCTGTCCCTCCAGGGTTTGATGTTCCTTGTGTAATAGCGCCGCCACCACCGCCAGCGTAAGTGACTGGGGCTCCGGTAATTGACGATACGAGACCATTGCCGCCGACGCCGCTCGGCGTGCTTGTAGTCGCATTTCCACCACTCGTACCAGCGCCGCCACCACCGCCACCACCGAAAGGTAATGGAGAGTTGTTACCGATGCCGCCGTTAGTTCCTTGGCTAGCGGTTCCGGTTCCGGCCGCGCCGCCATTGCCGCCACCACCGCCAGAACCGCCGCTCTGCCCTGCCGAACCATTATTTCCACCGGCGCCACCGCCTATAGCGGTAGCAAGTGAGCCTAAAACTGAGTTGGCGCCGTTGGTCCCGGATGTACCGCCCGCACCAACCGTTATCGCTGTGGTACCTGATGGAATAGTAACGCTCGACCCCAAGCCGCAAGTCGGCGTTCCCGTTGTGGTGCAAAACCCACCGGCCCCGCCGCCTCCGCCGTTTGCACTGTTGCCACCACCGCCACCACCTGCAATAACCAGGGCTTGCGCCGTGAAGCTGGACGAGCAGATCAGCGAGCCGCTCGCCGTAAATGTGATGATCGTGTTGCCGCCTGAGGTGGAGCGCATGCCGCCGGTGCAATCGCTAGGTAGGACCCCACCTGCCTTAGAACCGGCACCGGTTTGGGCGAGTTGGGCAACGACGAGTGTGGGCCATAGGCAGATGGCGAGGACTAGGGCGAGGGCTTTAGAAAATCGCATAGCTCAGGCTTCCGTACATGCCGACCGCGGCGGAGGTTACGGCGCAGATGTTGTAGCCAAGGGGTGGGGCCCAGAGGACGCCGTAGCCGTTGCCTTTGGTGAAGCCGACCTGGGCAGTGAGGTTGTAGGCACCGGAGAGGTTGACCGGGGTGCCGCCGGCGCAGGTCGAGCCGGTACCGGCGATGAATTGGATGTTGCCGGTACCGGCAGCGATTACGTCGACGGCGGTTACGTAGGCGTAACGATTGGCGACGCCGGTGATGAGTAGGGTGGTTGTGGCAGTGGAGATGGAAATGGGAACGGAAGCGGTGGTGGAAGGGACGAGTTGCTGGGCCAGCGCGGCGCTAGCTAGCCCGATGTAGAGGAGTAGCGCCGCGATGGCTTTGATCATGATACACTCGTGCAGATGTATGCGATCTTCGAGGATGCATTCGAAGTCTGGGTGATAGTGAGTGCAGTGGTGGAGGTGGCCCAAGACATCGCGGCCAATGGGCCGGATTGCCAGGAGACTACGCAGTTGGGGGCGGTTTGGAAGGCGGTACCAAAGGTAACGACGCAAGAGGTGGAGGCTGTGGTGCCGCCGGTGATGACGCCTGAGAGATCAGTGCCAACAAGGGTCGGGGTACCACCGGTGATGCAAGCGGAGAGAACTGGCGCCGGGCCGAGCCTGGTGGTGGATAGAAGATGGCCAGGGAGGTACATACCGCCTTGAACGTTGTCAAAGCCGACAAAGCCGGTGGAGTCCTGCGAAAGTTGAACCCCGCGGTTTGCGGATTGAGCGAGAGCAAAGCCGAGGCCCAGAAGCAGGACCAAGGCTGATGGAAGGAGATATTTGCGCATCATTGTATCCTAAACCATGTTTTGGAGGAAAGTTGATAGTGGAACACGACCGGAGTCAATGCTGTCAGTGTCTGTGAGGTGTAGGTTGCATGAAGGGTGGCACCGGTGTTGGCGGTGACGGTTACCATTGAAGTGAGGGTGGTGTCAGTATCGATGGTAACAAGTTCACCAGCAAACGGCGTGAGAGGAAGGGTGATAGCCCAAGTTGTTGGGGCGGTGCCGATCCAATAGAGGGTGCCACCGAAGGCGGTAGAGGTTGCAGCGCCAGTTTGGCCAGTGGTGCTTTGGAACTCAGTGCCATTGCGAATGGAGTCGAGGGCATAGTCGTAGCCGGTGCCACCTTCGCCTTCAGCGCCACGGATGACCGTATTGGAGGAGACCTGGGTCTGCACTTGGGCTATTGCTGAAGCGATGAACCCTAGCAATAGCCCTCCGATGAGGAGAAGCTTTTTCATAGTGCCCTCAGTTCGCCACGTTGACGCCGGCGGGGTATCCGCCCATGATGGCGTTGTTGGTGCCGTTGTACATCTGGTCGTCGCGGTCGAGGACGACGTAGGATGAGATAGTTCCGGCGGTCATGGTGGCGCCCGCGACGGTGTAGAGCAGACGGACATAACGGGGGACCGCGATGCCATCTGGTGGGCGAGGGAAGTCCATGTCGAGAAGGCGGCCGCCCGCGGAGAGGGTGGCTAGGGCATAGGCCGGGGAGACCCACCAAGTGGTAAAGGCACCGGGGACGCCTGCGCCGGAGTCAGGGGCGCCTTGGATGGCGACCGAGAGGGTGCCTGCGCCGCCTGAGGTGAAGGTGGTGCCGACCTGGACTACGAACTTTAGGGCGGGATCATCACCGATACCCATGTCCCGAGCGCCACCACCGTTTGCTGAGGTGGGGATGCCAGAGGTGATGCCGTAGTCGAGGGTGTTGGCTGAGGGCTGGGTCCCGACTGCGATCGCGAGAGAGGACCCGATGTCGAAGGTTTGATAATTGTCGAGGATCATGTTACACCACCTGAAGTTCGTTGTTGAGGATCGCGTCACAAGTGCGGATGGGGATGCCGCGGAAGGTAGTCACAACCTTACCATTAAATTCCTCAAGCCGTAGCAGCACGTTCGTCTTGTTCATTGCCTGAAGGTCCAAGTAGGTCCGAATGACGCGGTTGGAGTAGATCACCACTCGGCCCTGATTGGCCCGAACTTCGGGAGTGTCAGAGGTCTGGATGGCGGTGGCTTGAGCGGGGGCAGTGGGGAGGCGGTAGAGCCCGCGGACGATCAGGTTGATGAGGTTGGCTGCGGAGACGCCGGTGAGTTGGGTGACGTCGATATTGGCGATCCGGGCTTGGTAACGCCAGTCGCGAAGGGTGAGGCCGATCTCCCATTTGAAGTGATCGCGGTAGGCTTGGTAGGTGTTGCCGTTCGCGTCCTGGACCGGCCACTCACCCATGTCGCGATGCTGGAGCCCGGTGATTTTGCCCTTGGGGAAGATACCATGCATGGTATCGGCGCCCCAAGTGGTGATCCAGAGCGAGGTGTTGGTATTGGAGGTGCCGCCAGCGTCGAGGACGTTGTTGGCGGTTTGGGAGTTAGCGGTGTTGATGGTGGAGTAGCGCGGGGCAAGGCCTGTGAAGCGTTCCGGGTTGATGTGCTGGTTGCCGTAGATGTAGGTCGAGGCGACCTGCTGGGACATGCCCTCGAGGAACGCGCGGACTTCGGAGAGGCGGAACTCAGCGGTGTTGCCGTTGAGGTCGGCGATGTCCTTGTCGATGACCGAGTAGGTTTCGAGGTTGCCGCAGGTGTCGGTGATCTGGGCGGTGGTGGACTTGGCATTGGGGACACCGGCGTTGAGCAGGCGCCAAGTTGCTTGGGGCAGACCGGTCCGGACGGTGGTCTTGTGTCCGGTCGGGAGGTTGCCTTCCATGACGATCATGTCGTCAAGGATTTCGTTCGTCTGGGAAAGGAGTTCGATGATGGTCGCGACGCGATAGCCATCATCCATGCGTTTCGCCCAGTCACTATAGGTTAGGGCAAGTGAGCCAATTACGGCCATGGGTTAAGTCTCCTGAGAGAGGTTGAGGTTGAAGCTGTGGTGTAGTGCATCATCCGGGGAACCATTCTGAGCTTTGCTGTTCAACCTCTCTGAGGTATAGTTAGCCGGGGAGATTTGGGAAAAGGGACTTAGCAGCGGTCGGTCGGGACGCTGCGCCGGGAGCGGTTTGGCCGGCGGGGGATGGGTTGGAGCCGTTAACGTGTTTGCCTTCGGTGATGAGTTGGGAGAGTTTCCAGAAGGCCTTGACGAAAGCGGGGTGGTCTCCGACGCCGGTGAGGTCCATGGCGGCTTTGAACTCGGCGGCTTCGGCCGGGGGGAGGTGAGTGATGGCTCGGCCAATATCGAGCTTTACAGCGTCGAGGCCGGTCTTGTCGCCGTTGACGGCCTTTGCGAGTTCGGGGTCGGCAGTGACTTTGGCTCGCCAGTCGGAGCGCATGGTTTCGACGGCGTTGGTCGGGGCCTTGGCGAGTTCGATCTCACGAGCGGTTTGGAGATCGACCAAGCGTTGGGCTTGATCTTGGGTAAGGCCGAGTTCTTTGAATACTGGGAGGGCAGCTTCGACGGCCTTCGGGTCGAGGGTGTAGTTCTCGGGAGCCTTGAATGCGGCATAGGTATCGGGGGCCTTGCCGGGTTCGGGGGGCTTGGCTTCGATCGGTTTGCCATCTTTGTCGAGGGTGGGCTCGATGGGCTTGTCAGTTGACGAGGTTCCACCCTTCGGCGGCTGGGTCTGGAGTGATGGGTCCTTCGGCTGATCCGGCGTCCTGTCGATAATCTCCCCCGTCGCCGATCGGGCTGCTGCGTCGTTCGGAAGAGGGGTCGTGGTCGGGGTCGGGGAGATCGGGGGCGCTTCGGTCGTTACTGTCGTGTCGGTCATTGTTGGCTTCCTTGGTCATCTGGAGGTAGGCATCGGGACAGTGGGCCATGATATCGGAGAGTAAGCGCTGGCCGAAGTTACGCTCACCTTTAGTGTAGGCTTCGCGGAGTGCGTCGCCGGTGAATGGATCGGTGAAGATATGGGCTTCGGTGAGCTTCCGCCACATCCACGCGCGACCTGGAATGGTGGACATGATGGCGGCTACGGCCTCGCGGTCTTGGAGGACGCGAAGCTTCGAGGACTTCTCGGCTGAGCGGATTTGCTTGCGGTCGGCTGCGTTGTCCATTAGGAGGCCTGTGACTGTTGGCCCTTGGGCATTAGGCCAGCCCCAGAGAGATTGGCTGCGCCCTTGGAGAGTTGCTCAGCGATCTGCGCCTGCTGCTCTGCCTGCTTCTGTTGGGCGCGATCTGCACGGATTTGGGCCAAAGCCTCGGGACTCCTAATCATCTTGGGGTCATTGTTCTGGAGTGCAGAGAATTTGTCAAGGGCATAATCGGTGTCGATGTTGTCCATGGCGGCAGGGACGACCGCCACGAGTTCGCCGGCGAGTTGGAGCAGGGATTGGATGCCACCGGCCGCGGTTGCGTCTTGGGCCTGTTTGAGCATGGAGACGTAGTTGATGTTGATCATCTTGCCTTGGATTTCGGGCGGGGAGGGCGGGAGGATGCCAGCACGAGCGGCCATAGCGAAGACCCGATCGATGGTTGGGCCGAGGGCTTCGTTGTCGACGCGGTCGATCGCTGGGCCGAGGGCGACGAGGGACTCGGATTTGCGCATGTTCCATTCAACGGCGGTTACGTTGGAACGGGTTTCGTATTGGGAGGCAGTCATGAGAACGTCGTTGAAGAAGGTCTTGCCGAGGCGGGCTTTGACCTCGTTGAGGTCCTCGGTGATGGCTTGAACTGGGAACTGGTGGGTGTCGTAGACTGACGCGATACCCGGTTTGCCACTGGTGGTGAAGCCTTGGACGTAGGTCATACCACCGGGGAGGAGCGAAGCGGGTTGGTTCTTGAGTTGGACATCGGCGACGAGCGGTGGGTTGACCATCTTGTCGATGGCTTGAGCTTTGCGTCGGGTTTCGAGTTGGACTTGCTTCTGATCCGGGAGGGCGTCCATTGCGGGGGATCGGCCGTAGGCGTCGTTGGAGACGGTGTCCCAGCGATCGATTATGGCGAACTGTTCGAGGTAGCCCTTTTTGCGGAGGAAGCCACGGCTTTGGACGTTGGAGCCTTGCGGAGCAGCACTTCCACCCCATTCCCAGTAAAGCTCACGGAATGCAAACCTGGCTGGAAATCCAAACTCTGCAGCGCGGCCATCATCGTTGGGCTCAACTGAATGAGCAACGATGACCTCTCGAGTGAGATTTGCACCACCTGGGTCCTTGTACAATCGTTGAACTGATTCACTACAATTCTCCAATCCGAACTCAGCGACAAGGCCGCTGACGGTGAGGGTGAACTCGCGGTAGAAGATGGTGGGGCGATACTTGCCATCGATGTCAACGTAGTATTCACCGAGGCATGGGTTGATGCAGTTGATAACGTTTTCGAAGTCTTCGTAGATCAGCATGGCGGCGGTGCCGAAGATCACGAGGTCGAAGTAGAAGACCGCGATGGCGTTGTAGAAGTTGGACTCAGAGAAGATGAGGTAGAGGATGCGTTCGCATTCGGCGAGCCAGAGGGAGACGGGACTTGTTTGAGTACTGTCGATGGTGCCGACTCGGAGCTTGAACCATGGGCGGGTAGGTGACGACTTGCCAGAGACGAGACCTGACGCAAGGTTTCGTGCGCAGATCACGCCGGTGGAATCGAGAATGTGTTGGTTGATGGGCGACCCGCGAGCCATCTGGTTGGGGGTGATTATCCACTTGTACCGCCTAGGTAAGAAGTAATCGGCTAGTTCGCGCCAGTGGCACCACCATGAATAGCGATTGACGCGAAGGCCCAGGAGGCGACCTTCGCTGTATTTGAGCGCCGCGAGGTCGGTGGAGGTGGGGGCGGAGTCACTCATTGAGTGGGGACTTTCCAGTGGGTTCGGCTTTGAGGAGTCGGCCTTCGGCATGCATCTGGGCAGCCGCCATTAGGGCAAAGGGTTCGCTTGGGGGCGGGACTGGAGGGAGTCCTTTGGGGCGGGGGGTGGATGAGGTGAAGGGGACTACGGGCATGGGTTAACCTAACACATTGGGCCTTTAGGACCTTTAGGGTAGATGTTATGAATGCCTTCTGCCCAAGTCAATCGTGGTGGATGGCTAGTAAGAAAGGCACAGGTAAAGCCTGAGTTGTTTTGTTGGTGAAGCCATTGATGGACGTTTGGCTCTGCTAATAGAGCCGCGGTAATTCGAGCCTTGCAGGATTCGGAGCAAGGCTTAGGGTGTTGATAGCATTTGTTGAGTAGAGTGCTCATTGTCCTAGGAGACTCTTCTGGCCATAGCCGGTCGCGGGGACTGCAGCTGAACCAACGAAGCTTGGGGTGGAGCCTTGGGAGCCGGAATTCTGGGAGCCGATCGGTTGTTGAACGGGTGGAGCAGCTTCGGCGGGGGTGGGTGGAGCGGTGGGGGTGGCGGTGGCGGTTGGGGCAGTGGCAGCACTCGATCCAAAAAGGAAGCTCCCGATAGCTTCTAAAGGGCTAACGGAACAGAGGCCATGGGGTTGGTCATGAGGCTTCATCGGTATTCTCCTTCCCCAGTGTGGGGGTTGTAGTGGTAGGACTTGGGGCCGGAATGGGCGTAGACGCCGGACATGTGGGATTCGGCGTATGGGTCGTATTCGGTTTCGATGAGCGGGCGATGGGGATGGTCGCCACCGGCGAAGGCGTTGCGGGCTAGGGGGCCACCGAAGGTTAGGACGAACGCATCGAGATCATCCATGATGATCCCGGGGTTGTCCTCCATGATGTCTTCCTTTGACACCAGTTGGATTTGATCGGCTTTGTTGAAGGTGTAGCGGATCGCGAGCATAGCTGTGCGAAGGTCGGGGTCGAAGGGGAGCGCGCCGGATTTCAGCCACGCTCGGGCGGCCCCGTACATGGCGGCGCGCTTGTTGGCGTAGGATTCACCGGCGTTATCGAAGACGATGCCGGTGATGTCATCTTTGCCGCCGAATTGGACTTCGATGCAATAGAGGCGTTGGTTGCGGACTTGGTCTACGACGCCACCGCCAACGCCGCCGCCATCGATGAAGATGCCGTCGGGACGGAGGGTGGTGTAGGT